ACTAGCTCACCTTTTAGTGGTGCTAGAGCCGCTGTTCAAGTACCTGCTGCTGTTAGTGCTGCGCTTTGGAATACTGGCGGAGCTAACGAGCATCAATATTCGTTTACTATGTATGGTAAGTTTCTAGACTATACTTCATGGGATACTGATGCGTCTATTGAGCAGTTTATGGGATCAAGTCCAGCATACACTGGTGATGGTATTTTCTTAGCTGCTTTGCAGAGTGGTAATACGCTTGCTGCGTCTATTCGACGTGACACAGGTTCAGGCGCTCAATTAAGTCAAAGTGGTGGCGCATCAGGCGCACGATTTGGAAACCATGTAAGTAACGCAGTTACTCAATTTATAGTTCACACGCATAATAACGAATTTCGTTGGAGGTATAAAACAGCTAATTATAGCATTACTGGTGGCTCATCTACTAGGACAACTATTACACACGATTACAGTAGTGCTGTGTTTCAGTTTGGTCACGGTACCTCATTTGGTGGCGACCCAAAGCCGCTAAAAAGATTGTATCGTATGTCGGTTGAAGACTTAACTGTATCGGGACGTGATCCAATTGTTGTTGCAGACGCCGACTGGAATCGGAATATTTCACGATTCTCTTAACACTAAAAAACCCCAGAACTTATGCTCTGGGGTTTTTTTGTGACTACTTACTTTTAACGGTAAGCTTCTCCGTCGATGATGCGGTAATTGTTTACTTCAAACTTTTTACCTTTGTGGGTAATTTCAGCAAAGCCTAGGTTCCATTGGTTCACTGGCATGTAGTCAGGCTCTAAGTCACACAAGCAACCGACTGACCAACAAGCAACAGTATCGCCGTCCATAGATTTAACGGAGTGTTGACTGCTTTTGTGTTTGTGACCTGCAATAGTGGATACTCCAGTTTTTACTTGTAGCGTACGAGCAAAGTTAACTGGGTCAAAGGTATTAAAGAACTCGTGTCCGTGTAATATCCACAGACCGCCTGCTTTAGTTAACTGACGACCACCTATCTCTTGGATGTCAAGGTCATCAAACCTTAAAAGCTTTTCCATTTTAAAGTCTGGCACACCGCACAGCTCAGGAGCTTTACGCCACAAGAACTTTTCCCAGCGTTCTTCATGGTTACCAATTTTAAAGTATATGTTAGCAGTAGGGAACCTTTCACGTAAGTGCATTAGGAACTGGCGACTAGCTTGTAGTTCACCCGCTAAGTCACGGTGATTAGGGTCCGTGTCCCACCGACTTGTGGCATAGAAGTCTACAGTATCACCATTAAGTATGACATTGTCAGCATCGTGCCCATGGTCTAGCGCGCATTCTAGCGCTTCAATGTCGTGGTATGGTAGGTGTATATCAGATAGCAGTAATGTTTTACCATCTGGGATCTGTACAATTCGTTTCTTGGGAGTTAAAGATTTTGGTATCTTGTACTCACCTGCTTTACCGTTTTTACGAAACTGTTGTGTATTTGCACCTGCGTCTCGTCGACCTTGTTTTCCGTTATTACCACGAGCGTATCGGACTGCTCCGCGAGCAGCTTCTGTACTTGTGTACAAGTTTGGATTTTCTTTTTCAATTAACAAAGCAAGGGTTCGGTTTCCGTGGTCTGGAAACTTTGCAATATACTCTCGGACAATATCTATTTTTTTAGGTTTCATTTTTACATTGTTAGTAGTTTCTCTTCAAGGCGTGCATTTTTAGCTTTAAGCCCATGTATGTCCTTGTTGAGTATTTTGTTCTGTTCTGTTAGGGCGTCGCAGGCTAGAGTTATTGAGTGTAATCCGCGTTCAAGAATTGTTCGCTCTGTTTGGTTAAATAAAGATCGGTTAGTTGCTGGTATTTTTGTCATTTAATTATTTCAATTAAGTCATCTAGCACCATGTTAGATAACTCTTTCTTTTCTTTTAGTCGTATAAGGATAGCTTCGTCTACAGTTTGTGGGACAACAAGGTCTATATATGTACATTTGTTACTTTGACCAATACGGTGTATACGATCTTGGCTTTGGAGTCTGGTTTCAAGACTGTAGCTATTTGAAAAATACACCATGGTGGACGCACGGTGTAATGTCAAACCTTTAGCAGCAGCAGATGTGGCTAGAAAAAAGTCAGCCTGACCATTTTGAAACTGTCTTACACCCTCATTTCGTACGTTACTACTTACGTTGCCTGTGTATTCTACAATGCTTTTGCTAGGAAACTTTTTTTCCAAGGCTTCGCGTATTTGTTTAATATTAAATTTATAGGCACAGAACACAACCAGAGGCTTTGTTGTCTCTGCGATTTGCATGAGAGCAGCTATTCTGTTGTTATCAATGGCGTGTTCTGTGCCGTCGTCAGCTGTTACAAAGCCTGTTAAAATCTGTTGTAGCTTGACAATGCGTGTTAGCGCAATAGTGGATGTAACCAAGCCACCCCCTTTTAAGAGAGCTAAACAATCGTCTTTCATTGACTTATATATTTTGCGTTGCTCAGCAGTCATTTCAATAGCTACTTGTGTGAATGTTTTGTCTGGAAGATCTAAGCAGTCTTTCTTTTCTATTCTGAGAGTAAATGGTTCAAGTAACTTGGTTAATTCTCCAAGATTTTGGTAACCTATAATCTTACGAAACGAGCGGCTGCCCATTGTCATTGTAGTTTCAATGGCAAACGCGTGCTTAAAAGCAGTGTAGGTAGTGTGGGGTATGGCGTTTTTATTTAGGAATTTACACTGTGTAAACAAGTCAAGAGGACTTTGTGTAATAGGTGTTCCGTTAAGTATCCATTTGCGGTCAACCTGTTCAGCTAGTTTAAGTACCCGCTTTGTTTGTATTGCTTTTGGATTTTTGATGCACGTAGACTCGTCAATAATCATATGCTTTAAACTAACACAGCTTGCTAGGAATTTAACTGCTGTGTCAAAGCCAGCAGCAGTGCGAAGAGCTTCAACGTTAATAAGAAAGTATCTGCAAGTATCCTGTGTTTTTACAAAGCGTCTAAACTCTTGTTCTGCTTTCTTTGTTTTAATTGGTCCTTTCCAACAGTACACTGTAATTGGAGTAAGTTTGTCATTTTTCACGTGTTTGGGTATTTCGTTGATGTCCCAGTTGTGGTGAAGACCATTAGGCGCAATTACAAGAGCTTCGAATAAGTCAGTTGAGTTGCGCATGATGTCGAGTACAATTTTAGTTTTGCCTGTACCCATTTCGCAGAATAGAGCGCCGTAATCTTTGTTGGCAAATCGTTCAACTGCTTCGCGTTGGTGTTTTAGTGGGCTTGTTTTGTATATGTAGTTCATGGTAATGGGTAGAATTGTGTAGTTACTGGGTAATGAAGATACAGATTTTTCTTGGCGCGTGTGCAAGCGACATAGAATACACGGTGTTCGTTATCTGGATCTTTACGGTAGTGATGGAAAGTAGTTTGTGTCATGTCAGGCAAAACAACTACATTATCAGCCTCTCTTCCTTTTGATGCGTGAATAGTGTTTACTTCAATGTTAGCAGCTTTGTCAAACGTGCCTTCTTTTTCTGCATGTAATAATATTGACTTAGTTGCATCTGGGAGGCGAAACACTTGATCCCATTTTGTTATTGTGCGAAGCCCAAAGTTAGCTATAAGTTCATCTTTATCAAACAAGTGGTTGTCTGGCATTGTGTCAATGAGTGTTTTAGCTCCACGCCCTACAGCCGAGCCTGTTGGTAAATAGTCACGATACAATTCTTTTATAAGTGATGCTTTGAATTTGTAACCAAGACGCAGTTGTTCCCACAGTTTAATAAAGAAAATTTGACGTTCTTTAAATAATGATGAGTCACCGCCTGATATAAACAAGAGTTTCTTTTTCTGCAGGTAGTTTTCAAAGATGGTCATAAGTACCTTGTTGCGACAAAGCAAGAACCATGTTCCTTGGGTAAAGTCAAGGTCGTCAAGAGAGCGGATGTTAAGCACGCAGCCGTCGTCGTTGTTTTTAGCTGGTATGACGTTGTAGTCTTGTTTTTCTGTTATTTGCTCAGCAATTACTTCTGCATAAGCAAGTACTTTTTTTGGTAGTCGGTAAGTTGTATCTAGTATAATACGGTTACCTTCTTTGTTAATTAGCGACTTTGGGTCGCCACCAGAGAACTTAAAGATACTTTGTTTGTCGTCTCCAGCAATAAAGACTTGTTTTACTTGTTTAGCTATGTGGTCGATTATTTTCCATTGCAGCGGAGATAAATCTTGTGCTTCATCAACGAACAGATAGTTAACGTTCATGTTAACCTTGTGCGTGAGGAATGCTTCTAGTTGGTCGGTGAAGTCATACTTGTTCTTTTCTGCTCTGAACTCTTGATAAAATCTAGAGAAATCTTCCAGCTCTTCAGGTTTAAATTTTGTATTAACTTGGTCCATAAGAACTGCAGCTGCTGGTTGCTGTGTGTTCCGCATGAGTGATTCATATTGTAGTAATCTGTCTCCTCTACCAATAGTATTAACAGATTTGTTGTTGTACAGAGACGAGTAACCTGTGATGGATAAGCCAAGTAGCTGACCAAGTAATTTGTAATCTTGGTTATTTAACATCTGCTTGTGCGGTACACGTCGGTAACAAAGCGCGTGCAGTGTGCTGAAAGCAGAGAAGTCTTTTTCTACGTAATCGGGATTCTTTATAAGAGCGCGGTCAATAGCTTCTTGAGCTGCAGCTTTAGTAAAACTAGTAAAACAAACTTTGCTTGGTTTTGTATCTTGTAGGCAAGCAGTAAGCTTGTCCATTAGTGTAGTCGTTTTACCTGTCCCTGCGCTAGCTACATATATTGTTGTGTTAGTAGCTGTCATCCACTTCTAGGTTAGGCATTGGTTGTGTGGGATCGAGGTGCATGTTGTCACCATGTACCCGCCAGCAACGAATCTGTGAACCACCGAGTGATACTCTTGTGGTGTCAGCCTTAAGTGTTCGTTTAAGTACGGACAGCAGTCTGTTGTCTGCTAGTTCCGTGAATCGTTGTTGGTTTAGGTAATCTTTTAAGTCAACCATGCGGAAGACGTACCAACTACCAGCTTGTTTAACAGCACCGTTTTTAATGTGGCTGATGTCTTCGCTGGCGTTGGCACAGAACGTGGACAGATATTCAACGAACTGTCCGACGGGCGTCATTTCGAAAGGAACTTCGATGCGCACGCAGTTCTTGAGTAGCAGATTTTGCTGCTTTACCCAGTCTTCTTGCTTGATTGGCGGGTACTTGAACAGTAGCCGCTCCATTACTCGCTGATTGAAACTATTGAAGTTGTCAAACTCAGCGGTTGTTAACTGTATTTCTTCGTGATCAAGAGTCAGGAACCACAGGGGCGGGTCGCTTTTTAGTTGAAGAAGCGAACGATTGTTTGGTAGGAACTCTTCCTGTCCAATTCCATGACGACGTTGCCCGCACATCTTGGCATCGCAATATCGACATAATGGTTCTTGAGCACATTGGTATTTGTAGTCTGTTCTTTCGTAAGACTTGACTATGGCGTCTACTTCTCTGTCAGGTAATGGGTCTGAAAACTTCTTATTAAACTTATGAAGCATTGACTTCCAGTCCGTTGGTTCTGCTTTTTTGAGGTATACTGCTACATTTGATAATGTTACATTTCGGTTCTCTGATTCTTTGGTTCTCTTTTCGAATATATAATTCAGGCAAGGCGGACCTTCTGGCAACAACCCGTCGGCGTTTAACTTAGGAACTTCAAGGTTGCTAAATTCGTCTAACGACAGTCTACGTTTTGTTGCGTATTCTATAAATGCTTCTGGACTCAGTGCTTGACCTTCTTCGTCAATAGCATACTGCAGTGTGGGGTTACCACTATACGGCATGTTAATCCAGTTTCCGTACTTGCTATCATCTTTACGGTTACCAATCTTTGGTTGTTTGGGGTATATCTCGCAAACGCCTTGACCAAAAAACGCACTATACGTTTTTAGTTTGTCAATCATATTTTTTGCAGCAATAGCTTCTGCCATAAAAAGGTAAACGTGTGCCCCACCAGATTTTGAACGACAGACAACAAAAGGTAACTTGTGTTCGTTTACACTTGCTCGTAGGTCTTCAATGGTACTGGAATCTTGGTACACGTCGATGTCTAGCGCGCCCCACATAACTTTGTTATTTTCAAGTATTGGTGTACAGCCAATCAATCGCTCACCTTTAATGTGTTGTTCCCAAACATCAACAGTTAGCGCAGATTTGACCAGAAAAGACTTAGAGTCTTGTTTGCCGTCCCTATCACGTACTTTGCCAGTCAGTTTTGTCTGACCAAAGACGTTTGGGTTTGGTTTAAATAGTTCGTTGAACTGTGTTGCTAGGTGTGTAAGTGGTATCATGGCAAAAAAACCTTGAGGGAATAAACCCCCAAGGTTAAGGTGTGCGTTACTTCTGTAGTTTAGAATGGAGACACTTCAGTGGTTGGACCAACCAACTGAGGAGTTCCTGCAGTTTGCAACAGAGGAGTATCAACAGCGGAACTATATGTTTCAGCAGCCAATGCAAGCAGATTTTCATCTTCTTCCAAGTCCAGCGGAGTGCTGTTGCTGATGCCGAAGTTATAGTAATCATCCCCGTTTTTATTTGTTTCCAGTGTTGTTCCCAGTTCCCATCTTTGAGCAAAGAGAGGGGGTACAACACCTTTGAGATTATCATCTTCATATCGGAATCGGTTGATGTCGTTTGTGAACTTCCTTGCAATCTTGAGCTGAGACACCGTGAACGGAATAACAGCTTGTTCCCACTCATCATTGATGTTGAGTAGAACAAAGAAGTATGTTGTGAAACGTAGTTCGTTTTCACCAAGCCATTCGTCATACTGACGGTCACGACCCTTCTCATATTTAGAGTTGGTTGTGACGCTTAGTGGGTGGGTAGCTACAAAGCCACCACCGCTACTACGGGGAACCCATTCTGTATACACTGATTGTGTAAAGCATGGGATGATTTGAGCAGGTTGCTGTACCACGGTTTTGTTCTTGTTAAAGAACAAGTCACCAGACTCTGCCCCCTCAATGTATTCATCTTTTTGTTTTTTGAGTTGGGGGGACATATCCTGTAGGATACGGATAAAAGGCATAGCGGAACCTGAATCTAGGTTCTCTGTGCCTTTGCCTGCTACGGTTGTTATATCGAATGCCATATTTACTTTTGGTTTATTATTATACTTTTGGTTACTTTTATTACTTTGTTACTTTTGCCCGCTTACCTTGGTAGATACCAAAGGCTTCACGAGGCATAGATGCCGCAAGCTCTGGGTCGTCCAGCGCGTCACGGCAAAAGGCTTTGAGTGTTGCATTATGAATAGTGATCTTAACATCTGCATCAATGCCGAACTCTCTTTGTATTGTGTCTACAATTTCTTGAGCTTTACTATCTTCTGTGCGTCCGAGTTGAATTTTAATCTCGTTTTTAATGATTGCTTCATTGTTGGTTTCACGCAACCAGTCAAATGCTTTCTCTGGATTTTGGATACGAGCGTCTACAAACTCTTTGATTGCAATCTTTTTACCGTCGCTTAGTTGTAGTGTATCTACACCAGCAGTTTCCATAATCATTGGAATATGTTCTTCTGCTACAGTCTTGCGTACTTGTTTAAGTTCTGACAGTTCTTTTTCTAGACTCATTACATCATCGTCTAGTTGAACGAGTTCTTCTGCTTTAGCTGTAAGTTCGCTAATTGGAATATCTCGTGGTTGTTCTATTGTGATATCTCCAATAGGAATAATATCTGATTCTTCTAGTAGTGGATCATTCATTGTTGTTTGTGTTGTTGTTTATGATGTCTCCGATTCTTGCATAGCCTGCAATATCAACCCAATTATCTCTTTTGTTAGAGTGCATTTGTCTAGTAATTTTAAGAGCTATCATAGCTAAAGCTACTTGATTGGGTGTGACATCGGTTTCAAAGATTACAGACCACATAGTTGCTACTCTTTTGAGTTCAATATTGCAGTCTCCATAATCTTTTTGACGATCTTCAGTTGTTATTTTTAGTGCGGTTTTTAGTATATCCATAATTCTAACACCAAGTAGGTCCGAGGTCTATGTCGGCAATTACTGGTACTTTGAGTTTGATAGCATTCTCCATGATTAATTTTAAGTCAAGACTTTCTTGTTCAGAATTGACCATGCAGTTAATTTCATCGTGAACTGGGAGACGTAAATCAAAGCCAGCGCGGTGCGCATCTACCATGGCTCTTTTTGCTTGGTCTGCAGCGGAGCCTTGAATTAGCCTGTTTAGTGCTTTGCTGACAAAGGCTCTGTTAAGTTGTTGGTCTGGATATTTAGTTTCTGCTGCTTCTCGTGTTTTTACTGGAGAGTCACCAAAGCTGGGTGTCCAGAAGTCAAAGCGGGCTTTGCGACCAAGTATAGTTCGAATGTGACCAACTCTGTTTGCTCTGTTCATTACGTTGTCAAATAAAATCTTAAGGAAGGGTGCTTCAGCGTTGAATTTACGCTGTGTCGTTGTACACATCTCTTCGGATATACCAAGAGTTGAAGCCATTTTTTTATTACCCATCCCGTAACTAATACCTAAGCAAAGCATCTTACAGGTGTCGTAAGGTAACCCAGTAGTTTTCTCAAAGAATGAATATAACTTTTCACCTCTTTTAAAAGATTCTAAAGCGTCTACTGCTTTGGGTAATGGTTTACCAAACTGACCTAGTAGTGCATAATGTACTTGGAGTCGGGGTTCTTGGGAACTGTAATCTGCTTTACACCAAAGTTTGCCTTCTTCTGCTATGTATAGCGCACGTATCTGCTTACCAATAGAGCTACGTTTAGGTACTTGTTGCATGTTAGGGTTACGTGATGAAAGACGACCAGACCTAGTACCTCCGTGATCAGACGCAGTCTGTCTGTACTCAGCGTGTATGTAACCGTTGTGATTACCTTTTAGTATAGTGTCTTCAATAAATACTTTGCGGAGCCTGTTAATACTGCGAGCTTCTTGTATTTCCTTAACTTCTGGGTGGTCGCAGTGTTCTAAGAAGTCTTTAGCTACAGAGTAGTTACCTTTGTCTGTGCGCGGCACAACAAGACCTAAGTTTTCGCAGTAACGACCTAGCTGTGGAGGTGACCAGATGTCTAAGTTTCTAAACTTGTCTGTGAGTTTTTGTTCACGTTTCTTTAGCTCGTCGTTAAGTTGTTCTGCACTACTAAGATTAACAGGTACACCCTTGAGTGTCATGTGAAGAAGCACAGGAATAAGGTCACACTCTAGTTGCCACACGTCCCACACATCTTCTTTTATGAGTAACGGGATTTGCTTTTGATATATGTCCCATGTGTAACGTGCGTCGCGTTCTGCGTAAAGACCTACGTGTCTTGCAGGTAATTTCCACATGCCACTTTTTGCATCAACACCGTAAGCGTTAGCAGCTTCTTCTAAGTGTTTTTCTTCTTTTGTTGTACCTAAGTATTTTTTGCACAATGAGTTAAGTGAGTATGTAAACTTCTCTTCGTCAATGAGTGCTTCAGCTACTTGAACATCCCTGATGTGGCTTGAGACAGTAACCCCAACCGTCTCAAGCCAGCCCAGATCATAGGTTGCGTTTGCAAAGATTAATTCTTTGCTGTTTCTAACTATATCACTTACATATGAAAGGACTATGTTTTTGTCTAGGTTGTCGCCGCTCATATGATTGAACGGTAAATATATTTCTGTGTGCTCGTCTGCTAATGCAATACCAACAACGTGACCGTCATTGTGTTTGTAACCTGCTCCACGTTTTTTAAGGTTTGGGTCACAGGTTTCAAGGTCAATGGCTACGACGTTGCTAAGTTGTGGTAACACAGACGGTGGTCGCCACAGCGAGTCTGGCTCAAATAAGGGTATTTGCATATTATTGTTGTTTGTCTAGGTTGTTTCGTATGGTTCGATTAACCTTGAGCCACGGTTTGCTTAACAACTCGTTATGAATTTCTATATCTGTTTTTTTACGAATAAGACCTTTAACTTTTGCCCATCTAACTGCCTCTCTTGTTTCAAAATCTTTATCATCTTGAAGGATTTCTTGAGTTTTTTTCTCAACCATGTTTAACAGTGAGTGTATCATTTCTGGTTCGGATTCGTGCATAAGTCTATAATTGTGTTAGGTTAAGGGTGATTGAGTCAAAGCTTGGGTTGTCTTTAAATGCCATTTGTAAGTCTACTAAATACGGACTTAAAATTGGGCAGGACATTACTGCGTCTTTATCAACAATATACGCAATAAAATCTTCCTGAGAGAATATCTCTACCCACGGTATGTGTGATGTTTCTGCCCACTCATCAAAATAATGACACGCAACACCTGTTAAGGTTTTATTGATTGTTGTTTTCATATTATGTTTTTTACTTTATTCCAGTAGGCTTTTGTGTGAGGTTTTTTCCAACCGTTAGGTCCTCCGTTGTGAATACGCACACGGTCTTCTTGTGTTGGCTCACGACCTAATCGTTTTCTAGTAGCATAGTGGTCGGTATATATAATAAACATGTGGTAAGCTTTTGCGCGATCAAACGCATCCTCATGTGTGTAGTGTTCTTTGCCAAGGATTCGGTTAACGTCTTTTACATAGATTGCTCGTATTTGTAAGCAACCGTACGACGTGCCGTTGTCTCCAATGGCGTTATCTCTGTCATTGCTTTCAACGTGAGTTAAAGCAAGAAGCAGTGTTATTAGCGGTATTTGTGTCATAGTAAGAAATTGGCTGAGTAGCCGAAGCTACTCAGTTATCTAGGATGGATGCGTCGGATATAACACTCGTAAGGATTCACCTGCTGTCGCCTAGTCTATACAATTTGTCTAGCCGTATAGAGTCGCTAGTTTGGGGGTAGGGAACCAGATTTTCAGTATGCTGTTTAACCATACTTACTTTGTGGATCGTCGTGCCAAAGTTATTTAATCTGTGTAAGAAAGTTTGCAAAGCCATTTGCGTCAAGAGTAAACTCAATTGTTTCTGTTGGTTCTATGCCGTTTTCTGTGATTGACATTGCGTTGTATGTCTGGTAT